TCTAATTTTTACAAGTCCGAATCCTCAAGTACTTGGTAATTCCTAATTACAGTAGTATTATATAAAAAAATGCACCTACCTGTCAACTAAAATAATAAAAAAACTATACTTTTTTTTCTATGGTGATAAGTGGTATAAATAACTATATGGCAGGTAAACTATTTGATAAGTTAGAAAGAGAAGCCTTTCGAGGTGGTATCCAAGCAAGAACTAAAGAGTCTATGAGATGGTTTAGGACTCGTGTTGCATCTATAAAAACAGTTAATCGTAAAGAACTACAAGCAGATGCAAGACAAAGAGCAAGACCTATATTTGGTGATATGTACATGATGATGTACGACCCAAAACATAAAAGGACATTACCATACTACGATAGATTCCCTTTAGTAATACCTATAGAACCAGCAAAAGGTGGTTTCTTAGGATTAAACTTACATTATCTACCACATAGTCTTAGAGCTGCGTTTTTAGACCAGTTGTATGACAGAACAACGAATGAAAAATATGATAACACTACTAGATTCAAAATTACATATCAGTTGTTAAAAGGAATGTCTGGTAAAAAATACTTCAAACCATGTGTTAAACATTACTTAACAAGTCACATAAGGAGTAGGTTTGCAATAGTAGATAGTGCAGACTGGGAAATTGCAATATTTTTACCAACAGAATCATTCAGAAAATCTAGCATGGATGCAGTATGGAAAGAAAGTAGGAAACAAATTGTATGAGAATAGACAGATTTAAAGCACAAATAGACGATTTACAAAGACTAAACAGATATAATGTTGCAATGTTTGGTACTGGTTCTGCAAATAGTGGTCTTGCAGTTCGAGGTATAAGATGTGAAACTGCAAATATGCCAGGCAGAGGATTCTTTACAGTAGAGGAATCAGAGTATGGGCCTAAAAGAGTTATACCACATAAACCACAATACGACCAATTTGATTGTTCGTTCTATTTAGCTAATGACCAAGAAGATAGAGAATTGATTGAACTATGGCAAGGAACTATGAATACCTTTGCTGATGGTAGTGAAAGGTCAAAGGGAGACTCAAAAAAAGAATTTGGGTCTGGTGGTAAAGGTATGTTCCACTCAAGATTTCATGACGAATACACTGGAGTAATTTATCTAGAACAGTTAGATAAATATGATAATGTTAATTATCGTTGCATAATGGTAGATGCATTCCCAGTACAACTTGCACAAATGTCGTTTGGTTATGCAAGTTCAGATATTGCAAAATTCAATGCACAGTTTAGATATAGATACTGGCATAGTGAATTTACGAATTCAAAACCATCTAATTTATTGATTGGTTTTATGGATAAATACTTATCTAAGGTAAGTAATAGAATAAAAGGTAAAATCGAAGATGCAGTCTTCGGATAATGATAGGAGTATATTATGGGATTACCTAAACTTGATACTGTCGAGTATTTTTTACAATTACCCATATCAAAAGTAGAGGTAAAGTACAGACCTTTCAATGTAAAGGAACAAAAAGTACTATTACAAGCAATAGAAGAAGCTAATTCAAAAGCAATTTCTAATGCACTCATTAGTTTGATAAAGGCATGTGCTGAAATACAAGATGACAATTATAAAGTTGAACAACTTAGTAATACAGATTTAGAATGGATTTTTATTCATTTGAGAAAGAAATCTGTAGGTGAGTCAACTCAAATACGAGTACTATGTACAGACGAAAGTTGTGATGGAATGACTACTGTTGATGTAGACTTTGACGAAATCAAAGTAATTGGTGAAGTCAAAGATAATGTCGTACAGTTGACAGAAAATGTTGGAGTTAAATTAAGAATTCCAGGCTTTTACGATGTACAAGAAATACTTGGAGATATGGAAAATAAGTTTGATTCAAACAATATGTTCCAAGTCTTAAACAAATGTATTGTTCAGATATTTGACCAAGACAATGTTTATGATACTAAAGAGTTTACTCAAAAAGAAATTGATGAATTTATTGATGAATTGTCAGTAGAACAATTCAACAAAGTAATGAATTGGTTTGGTAATGTTCCTAAGTTAGTATATGAAACAGAGTTTTCATGTGAAAAATGTGGTACGAAACAACAACAAGTTCTAGAAGGACTTCAAAATTTTTTCGTATAGCCCTTTCTCATGAGACACTAGCAAATTATATACAAACTAACTTTGGTTTAATACAACACCACAATTGGTCACTGACAGAACTTGAAAATATGATGCCGTGGGAAAGGGAGATATATGTCTCTCTTCTATTACAACACTTGGAAGACCAAGAGTTGGAGATGAAACAAGCAAGAAATAGATAAAAAGGAGAACATCATGAGTGATAGAGATAGATTCAGTGGTGATATGAGTCGTAATGAAGTTGAAATAGACTTAAGTAAGTTTATGGAAATGGTAACTGAAAACAACGAACTCAAACAAAAAATCTTTGAACTAGAACATGACGATAAGAAAAACCCATATCAAAAATGGATACACCTTGCAAGAGGTGTTGATGCATGGAGAATATGGCCTCGTGCATTCTTAAGTGTGTACATTTTCTTAATTTACTTCGTGGTAATGTGGTTTATAGATTTAGAAGCACCGACTATGGAACAGTCTGGTCTTATCAGTATTCTGGTAGGGGCTGGAGCTGCATGGTTTGGACTATATGTTAATAGTGCAGCTAAAGAACACGATTCAAACAACAATAGTAAATAAATAATAGTATGGCAGACGAAAACCAAAATAATGCAGAGATAACTCAGTCTATCAATGGACTAAAAACTGCAATTCAATCACTTCAAAAGGATATGAGGTCTTCTTCATATACTGAAATGAAAGATGCAGTAAAAGATGGTGTCAAAGAAGCAAGTGAAGGAGATGATATCCAGAGAGTTTCAGATTTAAAAGCTCTCGGATATGACGAACAGGATGCACAGTTAAGAATAGCTGCAAACACTGAATTAGTCAGACTTCGAGAACAACAAGAGGCACTAAAAAACCTACAACAAGAACTTGGTGGATTAGGTGCTAAAGACTCATCTGTCCTCGAACAACTTGAATTTGACATTGATAGAATGTTAGAAATACAAAAGTTTGGTCGAACACTTGGTAATTTTGAGAAGAGATTTAAAGGTTTCTTAGGAGGCCCTTTTGAAGAACTACTCAAGGAGACAGAAAAAGGTGGTAAATTAACAACTGAGGGTATTGGAAGAGAAGTCTTCTCTAATCTTAGAGGTGACTTTGATAAAATAACTGCATTCTTAGGGCCGGCTGCTACTGCACTTCAAAACCTACCATTTGTTGGTACTATTGCAAACTTTCTTGGTGCATATGTTAAAAAATTCTTCATATGGGCATATCAAACTTTATTCTTACAAAGAAAAGCAAAGAAAGATGGTGATAAACAATTCAAACAACAATATAACCTAGAGAAAAAGAATGCAAAACGAGATGATAAAAAGGCTATAGAGGCAAGACGAAAAGAGACCATGGAGAAAGGTCTGAAACCTAAAGCTGATGGTTCTCCAGATATGAGATATAAAGATGCTAAAGATTCAGAGGAAGGTGGTGTTGGTGGAATATTTGCTGGTGCAGCTGCAGCTTTCGCTTTAGGTAGTACTGCATCTGTATTTAACCCAGTCACGATGGCTGCATTTTTAGCTGCATCTATTAAAGCAGCTGGTGGTCTAATAATATTAGGTGGTGGTATTGCAGCTTTCCTTGCATTGGTTGGAGTTGGTGTTGGTGCTGTAATTGCAGCTACAATGACTGGAATGGCACTTGGTATTGCATCATTCAAAGAGACTGGTGCAACTGAAGCTTTAAAAGAGTTATCATCCGATGACATAGACTATGGTAAAGTTGCTGGTGGTCTTGCAATGTTATCTGGTGCATCATTACTTTCATCTATAGCTGGTCTTGCAGATTTACTTACTGGTGGTGCTTTAAAACAACCATTTACTAATTTAGGTAAAGATGCTGGTGGATTTGCACGAGAGATAAGAGATAGTGGATTCTTAGAACTTGACCTTGATGGATTTACTGGTAAAGTTGCAAAACTTACTGGTTCAACATTCTTGAATGGTATAGCAGGTATTATTGATTTCTTTACTGGTGGTAGTTTAACTACACCTCTTACCAATCTAGGTAAGGATGCTGGTGGTTTTGCAAAAGAAGTACAACCATTTATGGATATGGATGTTGATGCATTTGAAACTAATATGAACAGAGTCAATACTGCAATGGGAGACTTTGAAATGCCAGAAGGTGTTGGTTTCTTTGAAGGTGTGTTTGGTACTGATGGGATTACTAAACTAAATGAATTAGCTGCAATAGAATTTGCAGATGATGATTTAGGTGGTAATTTACAACAAGTTGGAGAAGCAATAGGTATCATAAATGCTAATCTTGATGGATTAGACTCAGATAAATTTAGACACTTTGTTGATGATATCGATGACTTAAAAGATGTAACTTTAAACTTTGGTGCAGTTCCTAGTGCAGCTGGTGTTGGTGCAAACTTCCAATCTTCACCATCTGGTGAAATGACTCCTGTCATAAATCAAATCAATGCACCTCAAGTTCAGAATACAAGTAACATGAGAAAAACTAGTGTTGCAACTGGTTCTGGAATGAAAAAACATCCAGCACTTAATATCTTAGGTTAACCCCAAATCTTTACCCCAAGGGCCTTCATAGTTAGGTGAAGGATACTTGTCTTTTCTTTTGTATTTGGTCTTATCTTTATGGACTTGAGATTGTCCATGTTTAGGTGTCACCTTGCGTGACTTAACCTTTGGTTTTTTCTTACCAAATGCCTTTTCCCAGTTATCTTGAAACTGTTTATCACTGACCACTGTAGGTCTCCTCTTAGAACCTTTTCCCATAATAAATTAGAATGTTAGATTTGCCCCTCAGTCATGTTGTTACCCGCAATCTAAACCGATATCCACTGCCGCTTGATACCTTACCTCGGTGTTGTGTACCCAAACCTCAACCTTCCACTTGGTACTACTCTCTGGTGCAGACATCACCAGCCCCCTGTAATCATTCCTATGATTGCATATTATATTTATAATTCAAATTATCTAGGAATGACAATCCTTACACATCATTTGCAAGTTTTTGGAAGTATGAGATTGACTCATCTTCGTCTACATCTGTTGTTGTAGATGTAGGTTCTGCAACTGTTGGTTCTGGACTTGGAAATGCAACATCATCTAAGTCATTTGCAACTGAAGCTGCAGTAGCAGTAGATGCTGTAATTCCTAAAACTCTATCGAGTTTTTGTTTGAGTTCATCATAAGATTTAAACTCACTTGGTGCAATCACCTCTTGTAGAGAATGTTGACTATTCCAAACTGCTTCCAATTTTGCATCATCATCTGATAATGGTT